AGGTTGCACGTAAGTTTGGAAAGTCATTCTTCATCGCCGCCCTTGGCCTTTTTTGCCTTGTGGCCGATAATGAGAATGGTGCTGAAATAGATGTTCTTGCAAATAGTTCCAAACAGGCAAGGATTCTTTTCGATATGGCCAAGCACGGTACTTCCGATATAGACCCTAAACACAAACATTTCATCAAACTCCGCGACTCCATTAAGGTTCCCAAGACGGATTCCATCATGCAGGTTCTTGCCTCCGATACTACCAACCTCGATGGTTTTAACTCCTCTGCATTTGTACTGGACGAAATCCATAGTATGAAAACCAGTGAATTATACGATGTACTTGTATCCTCACAAGGTATGCGTGATAATCCACTCGGTATATGTATCACCACCGCCGGTTTCCTTGTCAACGGATTTGCATACACCTATCGTAAGGGATGTGTGGACATCCTATATGGGTTGGTTGAGGATGATAGCCAGTTTTCATTCATATGTGAATTGGATGAGGATGATGAGTGGGATAATCCGGAGGTATGGAAGAAGGCAAACCCCCATATAGGTGTCACCGTCAAGCAATCCTATATAGAGAAGGAGATTAGGAGAGCCAAGGCCAACGCGGCACTTCAAAAGTCCGTCAAGACCAAGCTCCTCAATATATGGATACCGGATGGGGTGGATACATGGATTTCCGACAAATACATATTGAAGGCATCCAAGAATATCGAATGGGACTTCTTCAAAGACCGTATATCGTATTTAGGAATTGACCTATCAAGTGTATCTGACTTTACCTGTGCGACTTATATGACCAAGGATGTGGAACAAGGATTGTACTACTATAAATCCAAATTCTATCTTCCGGAGTCTGCACTACATGATAATCCCAATGCGGAGTTGTATGAACAATGGTATCGTCAGGGATTTATCTGTATCACACCGGGAAATGTTTGTGACTATGATTATATCCTCAAGGATACACTGGAGCTTCAAAGTAATGGAATGATATTGGATAGTGTTCATTATGACCAATATAACGCAACACAGTTCGCTATTAATGCCACCGCTGCTGGTCTCAAGATGAAGCCATTTCCACAATCCATATCTAATTTCAATAGACCTACCAAGGAATTTGAGCGTCTAATGCTACAGGGAAATATTATCATTGACAATAACCCAATCACCCGATGGTGTTTTGCCAACGCGGTTATCAAACATGACTGGAATAATAATAGTAAACCGGTAAAACGCGGTGGGGCGGAATCCATGAACAAAATAGATGCAGCCATCACCCATATAGAGGCACTTGGAGGATACCTTATTTCTCCAAATGCACAATACGAAAAAGCAGACTTTAAAGTATGACAAACGACGAGAAAAACAAGCTCAAAAAAGCCCTCAAACATAGTGAATATATGAGGAATTACTATGCCACCCATCCGGAGGCAGCGGAGAAGAATAGGATTCGTGCGAGGGAGCGTCAACGCAGACTCCAACGCGAAAAGAAGCAATCTTAAAATTCAATTAACGCTTCGTTATTATTATGTAAATAGAAGATTCTAATAATGAAAATACTGGGTTTCAATATAACTCGTGAAAAACGTGATATCAATGGTGTCAGTACGCAAGTGCCGGATGCCGTGGTAGTTAACCCTTACGGTGGTGGACTTGGATTAAATTTCGAGCAGTATAAAGGTGGATGCGCTGATAACCTTTCCGCATTCTTCCGTGGGGTCAACCTCATCGCGGATTCCGTTGCATCCATGCCTATTGTTGTTAAGAAGGAGGATAAGGACGGCTACAGCGACACCATTTTTGACCATTATCTTTATAATCTTTTCGACCACAATGAGTCACAAATCACCCGTTTTGAGATGATTAAACAGCTCATTTGGAGTGTGATTATGAGAGGTAACGGTTACATTTATATTTATAGGGACAATACCGGCAAGGCCATCGGTTTCCGTTGGCTCCATCCGGATGATGTTGTCATATTTTATGACAAATTTAAAAACGTCCTTTATTATCAGAGCGTTGTGGTCTCCAAGAAACGCATTGAACCTGTAAACATGATACATTTAAAGCTCCATTCCAATGACGGAATCATAGGGAGGAGCGTTGTATCATATGCAACCCGTTCCATTACGGTGGCCAATAATACTGAAAATTCAGCAGCCAACTTCTTCCAAAGTGGATGTAACCTCAACGGTATCATTAAAGTAGATGGTACATTAACCCCACAACAAAAGCAGGATATTCGTGATTCTTGGCGTGAATCCGTTGGTACACAAGGTGGTGGTATAGGTGTTTTGCAAGGCAACATGTCATATACGCCGGTTCAAATGACGGTACAGGATGCCCAATTGGTTGAAAGCCGTCAATTTACAGTGGTAGATATAGCACGTTGGTTGGGAATTAATCCCACCCTTCTTGGTGACCTCACCCACAGCTCCTACAACACATTAGAGGCAGCACAAAACGAGTTCTATATCCATACCCTCATGCCTTATGTAACACTTATTGAGGAGGAGTTTACCAATAAGATATTTGTTCCTTCGGAGAAGGGTTATTACATCAACCTCGATGAAAATGCCATTCTCCGTAGTGACAAGGAAAAACAGGCCAAATATTACTCCTCATTACTTGAGAAGGGCGTACTTTCCATTAATGAGGTACGTCAAGCCCTTGGTTATAAGGAGATTGAAGGTGGTGATAAACACCTCATCATATACAGCGACCCATCACAGAATGCCGTTGATAACAACGAAAATAAAGATGAATAAAGATGAATAAAGAGATACGTAGTATTGCTGAACTTCCAATCCTTCTCCGCAGTGAGGATGGAGCCGAGACCCGTACACTGGAAGGATATGCAGTGGTTTTTGAGAGCCGCAGCGAATACATGGGTTTCTATGAGACCATTTCCCGTGGTGCCATCACCGAGGAACTTATCAATAATTCCGATGTGGTTATGTGTTATAATCACGACCCAAGCCAAATGCTCGCCCGTTCCCGTAATGGAGAAGGTACCCTTCACCTCGAACTGGATGACCACGGCTTGAAATTCCGTTTTGACGTACCGAATACTTCCCTCGGTAATGATGTCCTTGAGCTCGTCAAGCGTGGTGACCTCGCCGGTTGCTCCTTCGCATTTGCAGTAGACCCTTCCAACCCCAACGCCGAGAAGTGGGAAGAGGGTGAGGATGGTGTTCTTCACCGTTATATCCATGAAATTGCAGGTCTTTATGATTGTAGTGTGGTGACCTATCCTGCTTATCCGGATACCGATGTACAAGCACGCGCACAGAAGGCACAGGAGGAGATTGACGAAGCCAAGCGTCAGGCCGAAATAGCCGCCGAGGAACAACGCGTCAACGCCCTCAATGAAAAGCATGATGCATTGCTTGCTGAAATTGAAACTTGGTAACGTTTCGTAGATATTATTTTACCTATAAAGGTTACTTTTGGCTCAATGTTATTGTTCTCCCTCACCGGCCCTCACCGGTGAGGTTTTTTATACCTGTTACGTAAAACAAAATTAACTCTTATTATATTGGAGTAAATAAACAATACAAATATGCCAGGGAAATCATCACCGGAAGCAAACAAAAGGTATTATGAGAAGCATAGGGAGGAGATACTTGCCCGTGCGCGTAAAAAATACCGGGACAATAACGGAAACGCGAAACAACGGGAATATCGTGAGAAAAACCGCAAAAGAATCAACGAATATCATCGCGAATACCAACGGAGGTATCGTGAGGAAAATCCGGAGGCCTATAAGGAATATCAGCAGGCCTATCAATCGGAATACCGTAGAATGATTAGGGAATCCCCGGAGCTGTCGGAACTTCAAAGGGAGGAACACCGTAGATATTATCAGGAACACCGCGAACAGAGGATTGCCAATGTTCGTGCATATCAAAAGAGGCGTAAGGCAAAAGAGGCCGAAGCAAAACAAAACAATGAGTAATATGCAGGTTCTTGGTAATTTATTTTGGCATCGCCGTTTGCCGGTGGATTTCACCGATAAATACTATTGTTCCGCGTCAAATCCAAGCATCATTTATGATGAGAAATCCGGACTTTTTTTCTTAAACGTTCGTAATACGAACTATAAACTTAGGAAAAACCGCAAGGGAGCCACGGAATGTACACCGGTTAAGGCTGCAAAGGACATCTTTGAGACGCGTAATTTCATTACGGTTTGCCGTAATCCCATGGAAGATTCCTTACAATGGTACCTCATTAAGGAGAAAAAACGTCAATATTACTTCAAAAAACACGGTTTTGAGGATGCAAGACTCGTAAATTGGCATAACCGGCTATTTCTTTCGGCCACCATCCGCGACTATAATACCGGAGGCATGGGGAGAATCACCCTCGTTGAGTTAGATAAGCATTATGAGGAGGTAAATCATCATATTCTCGAAGGAACATGTAATGATTGTTCCTTCTGTGAGAAAAACTGGCAACCCATCCTCGATAAGCCTTTCCATTTCGTTGTTTCCAACGACCCAATTGTTGTTTTGAAGGCCAATATAAACTCACTCCGTATGGAGAATGTCAAAGGAACATCCGGCATGTGTATTGGTACAGGGATGGTCGGTTCATATCGTGGTTCATCACAAATTGTACCATATAAGGATGGATATATATCCATCGTACACCACAGCGAGGTGGATGAAAAGACCCAACATCATTACTGGCATCATTTTGTTACCTACGATAAGGACTTCAATATCATCAAAATATCCCCACCATACAAATTTGAAGGTGCTGATATTGAATTTGTATGTGGTATGGCCATCAAGGATGATTTTGCATTTATCACATATTCGGTCATGAACAAGGACGCATCAATCATGCGTATTCCGATGGAGGATGTATTGTCCTTATAAATAAACACAAAACACCATGGAAAACATACAACTCCGGAAGCCGGATTTTACCCACTTTGTGGCATACTGCCTTCATAATGGAGGTCATATCTCCAACACAGGATTCAATAATTGGAATACATTTTTTCCGTCCTATTGTAACCCCAGCATCTATTGGGACAATGACAAAGCCCGATTCCTTCTAATCCAACGCACGGTATCCTATTTTCTCCACGCATCCAAGGGTAACTATTGGGATGATTGGGGCCCACTCCACTACATCATTCCACAGGAACGTTATAATTTCCTTGAGACTGTTAACTATATGGGTCAAACGACCAATCCTATGGATGGATTCACATTCTCCCCGATAGAGATGAAGGAGAGGGTACATCAGTGGGAGTTCCACGGTCTCGAGGATGCCCGTTGTGTAAGATGGAACGGCAAACTTTATGCCATTGGTGTCCGTAGGGATGACAACCCTACAGGCGTTGGCAGAATGGAGATGTGTGAGCTTGATGAAAACTTCAAAGAGATAGGTGCCATCAAACTCAAAGGCCCCAACGGCGACAGACAATACTGTATCAAAAACTGGATGCCGGTGATTGACATGCCCTATTGGTTCATTGATACGGCGGCAAACCCCACAAGACTCGTATGTGTTAACCCAAACACTGGTGAGATAACCTCCATGATTGAACGTCCGGCAGAGAAGAAGTTTGATGGATTTGATATGCCACGTGGCAGTAGCCAGTGTATACCATGGGGCAACGAAGGCCACCACCTGTGTGTCGTCCATACATGCCAAATGTACTATACCGGCAATAAACGTAAGTTCGCCCGTTATCTACATGCCTTTGTTGAATATGACAAGGACTGGAATATCCATAGAATATCCCCTCTCTTCTCCTTCGATGACCTGTATGTGGAGTTTTGTACCGGCATGACCATGAAGGATAATGAGGTGTATATATCCTTTGCCTTACAAGATAACTGCTCGTATGTCCTACAAACGAATTTTACCACCATTGAAAAATTCATGGAGGAATGTTCATCCATGGTTCCGGTGACAAATACCATATGGGATGAGCACCCGGAGCAAGGGCGGCTCTTTGATTATGCCACAAACCTCTACAAAAATGGGGATATGGCTGGGGCCTACACATGGTTCACCAAATCCATCGATTTATATAAGGATAATTATAATGAACGTTTCATGGCGGCTCGTTGTATTGCGAACCTTGGCCACCGTGACAACACGGAGCGTGCATTATGGATAGATGTAATAGAGGCTAACAGGGAGAGACCTGAAGGTTATACTGCGTTGGCCATGTATCATCATTGTAGGGGCAACGCGCGGGAGGCCCAATATTTCATTGACCTCGCCGTACAAAAATCCACCATAAACAAACCGGTAATTGGGTACACCATGGATGATATATATAAATATTACAGACTTATATCATCCAACGGAAGGAGATATGACAGTGTTGATACCAACCTCAAGGCAATAAAGGCATTTTGATATGTACTGCATGAATTTTCCCAACAACGTTACCATTTTATGGAACTCGGACTGGATTAAGGCCATCGTTGAGATGTGTATGGAGCATTATGTACCCAAGCTCAAGGATACATGCCTGATGATTAACACATGTGATGTACAACAGATGATCCAATATAGGGCATCCAATCCATCCCAAAAAGTAATCCTATACAACCTCGAACATAAATACCCCTTGGACGAATATGGAAAGCCACATTGTTCAATGCAATGGGAGGAGTATTTCCGTCAGTATATGACTCTCATTGATGAGGTGTGGAGTTTCAATATTGAAGACAAGGAGTATTTTGAATCCATCGGTTTCGGGGACAGGTTTACGTTCATGCCATTGAGATATACCACATGGTTTGAGCAATTCGTAACTGACCATATCCCCCACTACGACCTCGAATTTGAAGGTGTTTTTGACACCGATATTCGCCTCAAGGCATTCCAAAAACTTACCACCACGGTATCGGATGGTAAGTGCATCCGTCTAAAAATCGCCAATACGGATAATGTCCATGTCAAATATTGGGAGAAGCAGGATGCCCGGTATTGTTTTGACATGCCTCATTACGATTATCCGGAGACTATCAATGCCACCCGTATCCACGAAGCCATATGTCTCAATCGCCCTGTCATAGTGTATGACCATTGGAATATTGGTTCAAGGAATTATTTTGGTGACCTATGTATATATATTGACCAGCTGGATACACAGCAATTATACAGGCTCACTCAAATGGAGCCACCCAAGGATGTTGCGAGTAGATTCAAGCAATTAACCTATACAGATGATGTGTTTGAACGATATCGCAAATCCTTTTGAACCCAACAAACCAAATCCGTATGTTAAAACTTACAATATGTTTCATTATTATTAAAACAAGCAAATAAAATGCTAAAGGAATGAAGAAGAACTCTGTTGAACTTCGTGACGCTATCGAACAGCTACGTATTGAGGCTCGCTCCATGGTTGAACTTGCCAAGTCGGAGAAACGTGAGTTGACCGAAGACGAACAATGCCGTAAAGACGAGATTAAGGCCGAGATAAAATCCCTCGAAGCCGAACTCAAGGAGCTCGAAGATAAGGAAAACGAAGAACCCGAAAAGAAAGAACCGTCTACGGACGATGAAAATAAATCTAAAAGAAATATGAAGAAAAATCAATTTAGTTTACTTGGTGCCGTCCGTAGTGTGGTCAATGGTATGGAATTTGATGCCACTACCAAGGCTATGGTTGAAGCTGGTAAACAGGAGATGCGTGGCATGACTGCCAATGGTCAAATCCAGCTCCCAGTTGAACAACGTACTATTACCGTAACAGGTGAAGGTGGTGAACATGACGATGTAATTTCGACAGATTTGTTCGATGTCCTCCGTCCTCTTCAGAACAAGCTCGCTCTTGCTGATGCCGGTACCCGTTTCCTCACCGGTCTCGTTGGTGATGTTCAATATCCTATCATGTCCAACGGCTCCGCTGCATGGGAAGGTGAGATTACCGAGGCTGACGATGCTAACATTACTTTCTCCAATGTGAAGCTCCAGCCACACCGACTCTCCACCACCATCGAAGTGTCCAAACAATTTATTATGCAAGACTCTACAGGTGCTGAAATGGCCATCCGTGATGAGATTGTTGAGGCTATCGCTCAGAAGCTCGAAGCCACCATCTTTGGTAACGCTAATACCTCCGGTCAGCCACAAGGTATCTTCTACGGTTCCAGCGACACCGTTAGCGATTTCGCCGGTATCTGCGAGATGGAAGCCGACCTCGAAGAGGCAAAGGTACTTGGCCCCTACAAGTATGTTATGTCTCCAAAGGCCAAAGCTGCTCTCCGTGGCATGATTAAGGGTACCAACGCTACCGGTATGGTCTACGAGAATGAGGCTGTTGACGGTGTTCCTGCTATCTCCACCGGTCTTATCAATGGCAAACGTGTTGCTGTTGGTGACTGGGGTCATACAGTTCTCGGCCAATGGGGTGGTATCGACCTCGTTGTTGACCCATACACCAAGGCAAAGAACGCCTCCGTCGTTATCACCATCAATACATGGTTTGACTTCAAGGTTCTCCGTGACGGAGCCATCAAGACGTACTCCATTGTGGATGGTGACTAACCTGCTTCTTAATCCGAACAAGATAGTTAAGTAGCATACGTACGAAAAGGGTTTTTGGGCCCCAAGCCCTTAAACCCTTTTTCCTTTATAAAAGAAACGTAGAAGAACATGTATACCACTTTAGCAATGATAAAGAGACACCTTAATGTCGACCAGTCCTTTACGGACGATGATGAATATATCACCTACCTATACATGGTTGCGGAAGCGGTCGTACAGGTGCATCTTTGTGCCAACCTCGAAGACTATGAGGATGATGAGCATAACATACCGGCCGGTATCATCCATGCCATGATGCTTTACATTGGCGACCTTTACAACTCCCGTGAGGGTAATGCCTATGGTGTGAGCGTCCAGCAGGTACCATTCGGATATGAATATCTCATTTCCCTTTACAAGAATTATGCGGATACCTCATCCGAAGCCTTCTATCAAAAGGTTCTTGACAGCGTTCTTGACCGTCTTTACATCGAGAGGTCTACCGGCCGTCTTATTCTTAAAACGGATGATAGTCTATATATTGGTGTTAAAGGC